AAGTTTATCGAGATGGGCGGCGGCGTCCTCTTTGAGATAAATCTTCCTGGAGTTTCTGGTCCTGTTACGGCCAGAGGTAAGTTTAAGGGAATGCTTGATCTTGACACTGCTCAGATTGAAGTAGAAGATAATTCTCAAATACCTAAGGGGATATACAACGTTGATAGAAAATACATCGAGGCTGATAAATCAATAGCCAGACTTGACGCAGATTACGTCGAAGAAAAGACTGGTCAGCCTGCAGATGTTCCGCCAGCGGCTGAAGAAGTTTCAGAGCTTAAGCCATCAATCTCTGGAGATGAAGCTTTAAAGATTCGTATGAAATCTATTGCCAAGTCTCTAAAAGACAAAGGCAGATTCCCTGTCCCCCGAATCGGCTCGATGGCACAGGTTGGCAAGAATACTGACGTTGCTAACGGCGCTCGAATTGACTACCAAAAAGTTTTTGACAGCTCGCCTGCAGTTCAAGAACAGTTCAAGACCTTCGAGAACATGTGGGACTATGTTTCCAAAAATGGTACTGACCTCACTACGCAGTCACCTAACGAACTAAAAGATATTCCAGAAGAGATGAAGCTGCTCAACCGTGAGTACGCAAAGCACGTTCTTGGGATGGAACCAGACGGGCTACTTACCGTCTACAGAAACGCAGTGAACGGAAAAGACACCGAACAAGAGTCTGCCATCGGCTATGTCTCGCTAGATGCTCAGATGGCTTACGACTACAACTCGCACAGAGAAAACATCGGAGCCAACGGACGCTACGAGATTGACGTAAAGCCAGACGAAGTTTACGGACTCATTGGCTACAGCCGAGTAGAGGACGAGTACGGTCTCACGATTGGCCGTGAAGTTGCAAACATTCCTAACCGAGTTAGGCGCGTCGGTGACCTTGCACCTGCAGTTCTTCCAGAATGGTTGCAAGAATGGAACAACGAGTTTAAACGCGGGCAGGGTCAGTCGCCACTCAGAGCATTCGGTCTAGCTGGTCAATATGATTTTCACAAGGTTGAAGACTTCGGTGCAAATCTGCAAGAGTTCCTAGAAAAATACAACCTCCAAGCTTCTGACATTGCCGCCATGTTTGACAAGCTTTACGGAGAGGGAGCGTACGCTGACTACAAGGACAGCGGCAACAGCATAAACTTCGCCCAAATCAAAAAGCTTTTTGTTGACCTTGGCGACGGGCAGATTGGCTTAAACCTCCCATACCTAGAAGAGTTCAACACTCTCAAGGACAACGACCAATACACAAACGATGCTCTAGACAATCGTCTAAAAATGCTTTCTGTTTTTCAGGAACTTACAGGCCAACACTTCATGACCCACAAGACTAGGGACTATAGTCCAGTACAATAGAACCCTATGGGTAAAAGCATCATGGAGCAGCTCGCGTTACTGCCTGAAGAAGAACGCCTTGAAGCACTAGCGGGTATGGACCCCGAGTCTCTAGTCTGGGACTGGTCCGTGTGGGCTCGTCCCGAACAGAAAGCTCCTGAAGGTGACTGGAACGTCTGGCTAGTTCTAGCTGGTCGTGGTTTTGGTAAAACTCGTCTTGCGTCCGAGTGGGTTCGCGAACAAGCCAAGTACACAAAAGATGGACAGCGTCGCTTTGCTCTCGCTGCCCGTACCGCTGCCGACGTTCGTGACGTTATCGTTGAAGGTGAATCTGGAATTATCTCGGTCTCGCCCCCCTCAGAGAAGCCGCACTACGAGCCATCCAAGCGACGTCTAACTTGGCCCAACGGAAATACCGCAACGCTCTTTACTGCTGACGAACCTGACTCGCTTCGTGGTCCGCAGTTCACTCACGCATGGGGCGATGAGGTGGCTGCATGGCGTCAGACTCCAGACGCTGCTGGTATGACTGCGTTCGACAACCTTCGCGTTGGTACTCGTCTTGGTAAAAATCCTCAGATTCTAGTTACGACCACCCCTAAGCGAGTTCCGCTGCTCTACAAACTTATTGAAGAGTCCAGAACAGACAGACCAGGAATCTCTAAAGTTGTTGTCACAAAAGGCTCCACGATGGATAACGCGGGCAACCTATCGCAGGCTTATCTAGACACTATTATGGGAGTATACGAAGGCACTAACCTTGCCCGCCAAGAGCTTTATGGAGAGATGCTCGATGATGTTGAAGGTGCGCTCTGGACTGAAGAGATGGTTGAGTCCGCTAGAGAAGCGGTTTATCCGCTTTCTACTCCGCTACGTGTTATCGGCGTGGACCCTTCAGTTGCTGAGAATCCCCGTGATGAGTGTGGAATTGTGGTATGTGCGTCAAGCGCCGAACATGACCTCTATAAGAGAAACGCGTGGGTTCTTGAAGACGCTTCAATTCACGGATCCCCGGACACGTGGGCCCGTAAGGTTGTGGAGATGGCTCGTAAGTGGGGTTGTCCCGTTGTTGCCGAAGTTAATCAAGGAGGCGCACTTGTCAAAAACGCTATTCTCTCGATAGACCCGACAATTAAAGTTTTAGAGGTCCACTCCAAGTACGGAAAGCAGCTTCGAGCAGAGCCTACAGTCCTTGCATATGAACAGGGGCGCGTCCACCACGTTGGATATCACCAAGACCTCGAATCTCAGATGTATTCTTGGATTCCAGGCGAAGGAAAATCCCCCGACCGCGTCGATGCACTAGTTCACGCGCTAACTGCGCTATTGATTAAGCCTCCTCCAGGATTTAGCGGAGGAAAAATTAGAGCAAAAAGCTACGCCGACAGAAAAATGGGCGTTACATCTCCTAACACTACCCGTCTGGGCAGAGTTTTTAGGGTAAGATAGTGTCAAAGATAATCATGGACAGGTTTCCATGCAATTTAGTGGCTGTACCTGCAGGCTTTACAGACGATGTAACCTCTCTAAGCAGTCAGCCACCAACCAAAGACACAAAATATTTAGACGTTACGAGGGTGATTGTTACAGATGAGACCATTATGGTGGCAAAAGACGGGCCGCAAGGGCCGCAAGTCGTATTTCGCGAAACATATACGACCTTCGAACCGTCGAAAGACGCTGGTGAAGACTCTTATGTTGTCACTACGTCAGGAAAAATGCTAGCATTTAGGAAAGACCGAGGCTGCGGATGCGGTTCTCGACTACGAGGTTGGAATCCTTATAGGACTTTAGCCTCGATTAAGGATGAATAATGGAAATTACAGCTGTAAACTTCATAATTCTGGCTCTTGGAGCATACAGAATGACGCATTTGATCACTACAGATGCTATTGCGGATAGTTTTCGCAACTGGATCTGGTCAAAATACTCCCCGATGACCAAAATCGGGTACCTAATCACTTGTAATTGGTGCACTGGGTTCTGGGTTTCGCTACTTTTCGTAATTGGAGCCTCGATTTTACCCCAATTCACGTTTGTGGTATCATTAGTATTGGCTATTTCTGCTGTAATCGGGCTACTTTCAGCTCTGATAGAGCGATAAGACAGGTAGGAGCCACTTTTGGCTATTTTCAAGAAAGAAAACGAGAAATCAAGCGAATCTCGTAGGGGTGTACGTGCTTCAGCACCTAAAACTGCCACTCGAGTAGCTCCTGGCGTCTCAATTGACTCTTTTGGAGTTGTTTATGCCGAACCAGCAGCTTTTAACCAGCCTAGAGGCCTAACTGCGGCTGCTGCTCAGGTAAAACTAGACGACAAGACTGAAGCAGAGCTCTTTAAGGCTCGTCGACAGTCAGCGTCTACTGCTTGGCAGACCGAAGCTTGGGAGTACTACGACTCAATTGGTGAAATCAAGTACGCTTTCAACCTAGTTGCGTCCGTTGTGTCTAGAATTCGTCTTTACGCAGCTGCAATCAACAACCCGAACGAAGCCCCAGCTCCGATTGAAGGAGTAGAGAAGGTAGACCAGCGTTTAGCTGACGCCGCGCAGCGTGCACTTGACCGCCTAAGCTCCGCTTATGGTGGACAGCCTGGACTTTTGAAGGATGCGGCCCTAAACCTACAGGTTACAGGTGAGTGCTATTTAGTGCAGCTCCCAGAGCGTATCGGTTCGCAACTTCCAGAGACTTGGGACGTTCGCTCAATTGACGAGCTACAGGTTGACTCTAAGGGAAACTACATTATTAACCCTCGTCGCGATGTTGGAGGCAACACATCTACAATGATGTCTCAAGGCAACAAGGAAGCAATCTTGCTGCCTAAGTCTTCATTCGTTGGACGCATCTGGCGTTCACACCCTCGCTACACCCAAGAGGCTGACTCAAGCTTGCGCGGTCTACTAGACCTCTGCGCTGAGCTTCTACTTTTGAATAGGACATTCCGTGCGACTGCTCGCTCTCGCCTCAATGCTGGCGCTCTATATCTTCCTGACGGTCTTTCTGTTGCCGCTGGTCCTGACCCTGATTATCCTTACGATGAAGATGGCAATTACAACGAAACTTACACAGCTGAGGAAGCAGCGGATGAGTTTGAAGACCAGCTAATCGATGCAATGACGACTCCGATTAAAGACGAGGACTCTGCATCTGCTGTTGTGCCTCTGATTATTCGTGGTCCCGCCGAGCTTGGTGACAAGATTAAGCAGTTCAAGTTTGAGCGTTCTTTCGACCCCGCCTTGGCACAGCGTGCAGACCGCGTACTAGAGCGCATCATGCAGGGACTTGACGTTCCTAAGGATGTAGTCACTGGTCTTGCAAACGTTAAGTACTCTAACGCGCTGCAAATTGACGAAGCTCTTTACAAGGCACACATCGAGCCTCTGATGCTACTTATCGTCGATGCACTGACAGTAATGTATTTGCGCCCATACCTAGTTGCCAACGGCTACAGCGAATCAGAAGTTAAAAACGTTTGCATCTGGTATGACCCATCTCTAGTTGCTACTCGTAATGACCGAGCTGCAGATGCAGACATGGGCTTTGACAAGATGGCAGTTTCGTATGACTCGTGGCGTCGTGCTCACGGGTTCTCCGAGGCAGATGCTCCAGACCCCAAAGAGTTTGCACTAAGACTGATTATCAACAAGGGTATGGTAACTCCAGAGCTTACCGAAGCCCTTCTTAGATCTGTAGCACCAGATGTTATGGAAGAAATTAGAGCACAGTCGATGGAAGAGAGCGGAGCAGCTATTCCTCCAGAGGTAGATCAGCTACTGAATCAGGCTGCCGAGGGAGAGCCTCAGGCAGACGCAGAACAGGGAGAAGACTCGGCTCCAATTACACCTGCTGAAGCCACACCACCACTAGCGGAACCAGAGGCATAGTATGCACCACCCAAACCCAGAACTAGGCGAAAAGTTAGCGCACCTATTAGCTGACACCATCACAACCAGATTTATCTTTCAGGGATACCACTGGAACGTACTTGGACCAGACTTCGGCGAGTACCACGAGTTCTTCGGAATGCTGTACGAAGACGTTGAAGGCTCTGTTGATGCTCTAGCAGAGAATATTCTCAAGGTTGGCTATCCAGCTCCTTATCTACTGCAAGACTACCTAGAACTTTCTTGCATCAAAGAAGAGCGTCACGACGGTAGCTCCGTACAGTTCATGCTTCAGTCAGCACTTCGCGTCAACGACACGATGATTGCTTGCTTGCATGAAGCAGGAGAGATTGCAGAAAAGTGCCGCGAGTTTGGTCTTATGGACTTCCTTGCTCAGCGCGAAGATATGCACAAAAAGTGGAGATGGCAGATTAAGGCATTCCTAGGAGTTCGATAGTGTCTGAGTATCTAGACAAAGTAATTAATGCTTCTGGCGGTCACGCTGCTCCTGCAGAAAATCTAGAAGCTGGCAAAAAAGAAGCTCCTGAAGGCTACCACTACATGCCAGACGGAACTCTCATGAAGGACTCCGAGCACGAAGACGAGGCTGCCTTGGAGAAGAACCCTGGTGACCCTTGCTGGGAAGGGTATGTCCAAGTTGGCATGAAGAAGGGCAAAGGCGGAGACATGGTGCCCAACTGCGTTCCACTAAAAGCTGCCCAAGCTCTCGAAAAAATTCAATCAGTTTTGACTTCGGACGAGATAGAAGAAGTTCTTGCTCACTACAATTCTGAGGTTGGAGGTGCTCGTCAAGTTTCTATCTCTGCTGCCGCTGAAGTAGCAGCAAGATCTTACGATTCATATTCCGAAGCATCCTCTCAAGGCGAGCTATCTTCTGCAATTTTGTGGGAACTGCATTCTTTTCTTGAATATGCAACTAGAGGCCACACAGACGAGTTAGAAATTATGTCAGAACATGACGATTTGCTTAACTCGGGGCACCCCTCTCAAGCAATGGTTGCGTCTCTAGAAGATAGAGTTGATTGGATTTCTGCAGCGCCAGAATTTGATGAAACTTCTAGAGAAACTGTAAAGGCAGCCTTCTCTAAAGACTCTTCTGACTTAGAAGCCGTTCATGCATTCAGTAGATTGCGTGCTTTAACTTCTAGTGGAATGCTTCAACCCGACACTGTGGCGTACATAGACGCCCTCCCCGCTAACTAACAACAATACTAATAGGGTAAAATTTTAGTAGTTTTAAATTACTAAAGAGGAAATTAATGTCTGACCTCGAAGTCATAATCGCCGACGGCAATTCTTCTGCTGCCCGTCGCGCTCGCGTCAAACTTCAGCCTCGTGACCGTAAGGGACGTTGGATTCCCACTGGTGCATCGATTATTGCTGCAATTAAAGGTCTCGGTAAGAAGCCTGGTCGTGATAGCAAAGGTCGCTGGAATGACGATGCCCCTGGTTCAGTAAAAAAGTACAAGCTTAAGGCTATTGGTGGTACCGCCACTAAAAAGGGCGAAAAGAATAAAATTAGAGCTCTGCTCACGGAGGATGCTCCAGAGCTAGGGCTGAGAAAAAACACAGTCGTTGAGATTGACCCAGCTAACGGCGAGCTTGACACTCAAATTAAACTTGACCGCGACTTTCTAGAGCGCAAAGGCATTGACCCCGACCTTCAGCACACTCTGCCTTCTACCCTTGGTGAAAAGTTTGACAAAGTAGAAGACATAAATCCAAAGCCAGCTGATGACCTAGACATCGAGCTTGCAACTAAAGGTCTCAATGATGATGAAGATAAAGATTTCCGCAAAGAGCGCGAGCAGGAGCCTCTAGCAAAGCTACCTCCAGGAATGGAAGAGCTGAGCAAGGACGAACTTGACGCTCTAACCCGTGGCGGACCTAAGGCTCCTTCCGATGTAGAGAAGCCAGCTGGAAAGCCACCACGCTTTCCTGGTGACAAGGGCGTGCCAGAGCCTACCGACGTCTCTGACAAGCCAAAACCACCTACTCTTGTAGATCACCGCGACTCCATCATGCAAAAAGCCATGGCTGACGCTTTCTATGGAGACAAGCCAGACATAGACGACGTGCTCAATTCTGCCGAGGAAGCCGAGCCAGAAGAAGTAGGCATATCAGACCTAAAGCCAGGAGATGTCGTTGCTCTTGGCGGCGGGCCAAGAGTAGTTACTAGAGTTGAAAAGAAAACTAGGCTAGATGGTAGCGAAGGCTACAACCTATACGTAGATGACAATGGTAGAGAGGCAAAAGTTAATCCTGGCGGTCAGCTTCTCCCTGGTTCCGCTGGAGTTGTTCGTATTCGCAAGGCAGAAGACGCTCCTAAAAAGCCAGTCACTCAGAAGCCAGAAAAGCCAGAAGCAGCTAGAAAGCCCGCTCCTAAAAAGCCTGCTCCAGAAAAACCTAAGCCAGAAAAGCCTAAGCCTCTACCTAAGAAGGCACCTAAGGCAGAGAACGTTGCAAAGAAGAACCGCAAGGACGATGGCAAGCCAATTAAGCCATCCTCCAAGTCTAGGGAAGAGCTCTACGAAAAGAAAATTAATAACCTCGTAGGCGAGGATGGAAAGCTTCTAAAAGTAACTAACGACAACGGTAAAGAAGTTGTAATAGAAGACCCTAACGCAATTGTCAACGCACTTCTCGAAGAAAACCCTAACGCTAAGATTAAAGAAAACGGCGCGGTTGTTCTAGAGCGCGGCTCATTTACTGACACTGACGGTAAAAAGTACAACTACGAAGTTGCCGTTGAGCGTACTGTTGGAAATCAGTTTGTGGAGCGTTACACGATTAGTGACCCCAAGACTGGCGAGGCTCTTTATGACTTCTACAATGCTGACTACAAGGACAGCTTCAGAGGCCTCTACGGAAAGTCAAGCGGACTTACAAAGACTCGCGACTACCTACTAGGGAGAGATGCACCTGGAGGTGGACTAGACGAAGACGGACTTCCTGCTGGAAAGAACAGAGGGGAGCTCAGCAACTATTTCGGCCCAAGTAAAACAATCGAGAATCGTCTTAAGTATCTCCGAAAGGGTAAGGACCCTAAGAACTGGCGTCTACTAACTATTGACGAAAACTACGATAAATTCCTAGAAGGGCGCGACCGAGAGGTCAATAAGTCTGATCAAGCTGATGGTAAAAACTACAAGAGTCAGTTTGGAAACGTTAAGAGGTCGTTTATTGGGTCCATCTTCGAGGCCATCGAGCTAGACGACCCAGAGCTTCTCAAGGAGCGATTGGTTCAGGCTCTTGGTAGGAGTCCAGACAACGAGGAGTCTATAAACAAGATTATTGACCGCATGAAGGCTGGAATTGACGAGCGCTATAAAGGCACACCTCGCCACAAGCAGCTGGCCTTCCTGCCCCTTCAGATGCAGAAGTTCTTGGAAGACGAGCAAGCAGATCTTCGCGCCCGAAGCAATGTTCCATATATTTCTGAGGACGGCGTAACTCGAGTTGTTCCAGGTGACAGAGTTCGCTTTATCAACAATGAAGGCGACATGGTAGTCGGCGAGGTTGTTAAGCTTAACGCTGGTTCTGGTGTAAACGGTGGGTACAAAGACACCGCACGAGTAAAGTTTGGTAACCAGATTGTTGACAACCTGCAGACTCGAAACATGCTGCACACCGATGAAGAAATCACTGACTATAAGCAGTGGGTGCGCGGCGACGAGAAGCTAAAGCGTCGTGCAGAAGAGCTGGGTATTGACTTTGAAGAGTACAAGCGTCGTAAGGAAGACAATCCAGACTTCAACCCAGATGACCCTGAGGAATCTACCTCGGATGCTGGTGCTCCGTATATTCCCGAGAGCGAGTCAGAAGGCGAAGAAGCAGAAACCCCTGAAGCTAGCGAACAGCCAGAAGCTCCAGCTCCTCAAAATACTCGAATCAAGTCAGGAAAAGTTTCTCGCGAAAATAGTAACCTAGCGGCTAGAATCAATAACCAAGCTGCGAATAACTTTATAGAGTCTGGTGAAGAAGAAAATGAAGAGTATGTCAGAGTCGAATCTAGGTCTAGAAGAGAGAAAGCTGCACTAAAGCCCACTCCGCAAGCAGTTGAACTTAAAGACCAACTTGTAAGCGAGGGTAAAGAAGTTGTCGACGGTCTTCAAAATAGCGAAGAGTATAAAGCAAAGCTAGAAGAGCTCAAGAAAAATAGAGAAGACTATAAAAACGGAGAAACCGAGTTTGGTCAAAAAATACGGGAGTATCGAAAAGCACTCGATGAAGCTGAAAAAAATCTTAAAGATGCTCAGAAAGCGGCAGAAGAAGGCATTGAAGATCCAGATGAACTAGACCCTCTTAGGAGAAGGTTCAGGATGCTAGCTGACTTTACGGGTCACCCAGAGGTACAAGATGCCTTTGACAAGTACAAGGCTGCTTCTAAAAACTACAGTGATTTTGCCGACACGAGAGATGATTTTGTCTCGATGTGGAACAGAGAGAAAAAACTTACCGACGACTTAGCTGTTCTTAGCCGAAACTACGTCAAAGCCGAGTTAGAGAAGCAGGGCGTTGAGTTCGGAGGATACACCTCAAAGGATCTTGTAGACCGAGGTGTTCTAGTGTTTACTGGTCCGAGAAAAGCTAAAGACGTGTCAGCTCCAAATGACAGAGCAGTTCAGCGTAAGTACGAAGCGCAGTTTGATGAAATTCTTTCTAATATACCTAAAGGCGTGATTGAATCTATATTTTTTGGCAAGACGTCAAAGAGAGCGATGCCTGGACCCGACGGGGCTCCTCCACAAGTCAAAGAGGAGATAACACCTCTTAGAGTTGGCATTGGGAGAACTCGCGGTCACTACTCTCCGAGTCGCCATTACACAGTTCTCAATGAAAAAACTGTAGGCGGTAGGGATAACTCGATTGTTGATGTCGGAATTCACGAACTTTGGCACGCTGCTCAGACCAACAACGCCGATATCAGCGCTCTAGAGCACGCTTGGACATATGGACGAGCAATGGGAGACACCTCGGTTCAAATGCCTGCAGCTGGACCTAGACGCGGATACGGCAGCGATGAGAGATTTATAGACTTTCAAACCCCGACTCCTCACTTCTACACGCAAAAAACTTATGACACAAGTAACGTTATGTTTGGTAGAAATGATGGAGCATCCGAGGTTTCTACTACTTTAATGCAAGGCCTCTTCAGCAATTTGAAGTATCTAGGAATAGAGCCTAGTGATAGCAGGTATGACTTAGATGTCGATGCTCTTGCGTTTGCTGTAGGATTACTTCTAGGAAGTGGTAAATAATGGAATACACTAAGCCAGTAATATTTACAATTACTCCAGCAGACGAGTCTGTAAAAGCCGAATCTTCACTAACTTGGACTCCCGAATCTGGACTAAAGGCCGAAGACGATTCGTTCTCTTCTGGCATAGCTCTTTTTGCTGTCCAGAGAACTGCAGATGCACAGCTAATCGAGAGCGGCCCGGAGTTTGACATTACTCCAGAGGGCCCTACCATCTCTACTGACAGCAAACTTAAAGACATTTATGCTGCTGTTTATTTTGTCTACAAAACTTTTCCAGAGGACCAAATATCGGTTAGCGGAGAAGCCCCTACCCTCGAAGACATGGGAGTGTCGAATAGATCGGTAGATGAAGACGGAAAATTAATTATAAATTAAAATTGTAAAAACTCCACTATGCTAAACTAATAGTGCTGTTTAATCCTGCGCAGAAAGTAAGTAAATGGCAAAAAACATCATGGACATCTGGTTTATAGCAGATCCTGCTACTGAAAAGGTCGACCAAGTCTTGTTAGTAGGACCGCTTGGCATGCAGAGGAGAGAAGATGTTAACTGGGTTTACATGCCTAAAGGGGATTCGACTTTAGACTCCATGACAGGCATGGACATCTATCAGTACGACTGGAACTCTGACACATCCGAGTTGCCAGA